TAACACCTATATAATGGGTGAAAGTAATACAGTAAAAGGACTGTCAAGAAATAACATTATAATAGGTAGTAATAATGAGATAAAAAATGGAGTTAATAATGCTTCAATATTTGGCAACTATGGAATAGCACAAAGAGATGGTGAAGTAGTTATTGGTGGGGGTGGTTTTAGTGGTACTGGAAAAGGTTATGCGCAAAGCTCTACAATAACCTTAACAGGAACTACAACAGATGGCACAGCTACTAGCCTTTTTGTTAATGGTGATAGCTCAACTACAATTATAGCTAGAGAGTCTGGAGTCTCTGCACAAGGCTTTGAAGCTAATGTAATAGGTATAAGAACAGGAGGCACAGCTGCAGGAAATACTTATGATAGAATATTTTTAAGAGCAACAGGATTAGTTTTTTTAAAGAATGTAAGTGAAACAGTAGCAACCTTAGGAAGTTTTGGCACAGTAACTGGCTGGACTTCAGAAGTTGATTTTGCTGGCACTAATGATATGTTTTTTAAAGTAAAGGGTGCTAGTAATATGGATATTAGTTGGAGTTGTACGTTAAATATTTACGAAATAAAATTATAAAGATATGGCAGAAGAACTTGTAATGAATGTAAAGAGTAACTTAAAAAGTGTTACTCAAGAGACACAGCAATTAAATACTACTTTAGACGAACAAAAGAGATTTTTAATAGAGCTTCAAAAAGAAGAATTAAAACTACAACGTGAAAGATCTAAGCAGTCAGCTTATGAGCAAGGCTTGTCTGGAATAAATGATAAAATTAAGAGGATTAACAACTCTATAAAAGACCAAAAACTTGATTTAAAAGGATTAACACAAGAACAGAGTGTTGCTAATAAAAAACTAAAAGAATTTAATAAGACTCAGAAAGAACAAGAGAAAGCAGTAAAAGGAACTATCGGAAACTTTCAAGTTATGGGGGTGTCTTTAAATGGACTTAAAAGGACAGTAAGTGGCATTATTCCATTAATTAAAATGATGTTTAAATCTATTACAGCTGGTATAATGTCTACTGGCTTAGGTGTATTTGTAATTGCTTTTGGTTCTTTAGTTACTTATGTAACTTCTACAAAAGAAGGTATGGACAAGTTGGCTGTTACTATGGCTAAAATAGGTGCAGGATTTAATGTAGTAAAAGATAGAATTTCAGGTTTTGGTAAAATAGTTAAAAATATATTTAATAAAAAAATATCAGAAACTATTAATGATGTAAAAGACAACTTTGCTGGTATGGGCAAAGAAATAAAAGAAGAAACAAAACAGGCTGGTGAACTAGAAAAAGCAACACAAAAATTAAGAGATACAGAAACTAAATTTCTTGTTACAAGAGCTAAGAAAAACAAACAATTAGCTGAAGCTAGATTATTAAGTGAAGATGAAAATACTTCCTTAGAAGACAGGAGGGTTGCTTTAGCAAACGCAATAAAACTTGAAAAAGAGCTTTTACAATTTGAATTAAATAATCAAGCTGAAAAAGTAAGAATATTAAAAGAGCAAACAGAGATGGCAAACTCTACAGCTGCAGATGAGAAAGCCCTAGCTGATGCAAGAGTTGTATTAATAGATATGGAGACAAAGTCTTTAAAAACTCAGAAAAGACTAAAAAGAGAAATGAACTCTTTAGATAATGAAATTGCACAAGAGAAAAAAGACAGAGATGCACAAGCGCAAAAAGATATTGATGATGCATTTGACCAAATGATTATAGATAATGATGCTTGGAATGAAGAGCAGCAAAGAATAAGATTAGAAGGTTTGGCCGCTGAAGAAGCAGTTGAAGAAGCCAAGAAAAAAATAAGACAATCAAATATAGATAATATTGCTTCTGGTATTGGATTGCTAAAAGGACTAGCAGGTGAAAACAAAGCACTACAGGCTGGAGCAATAGTTGCAGAAAATGCTCTAGGAATAGCAAGAACAATTATATCTACACAAGCAAGTAATGCTACCACTATTGCTGAAGGAGCTGCACTAGCAATACCAACAGGTGGTGCTTCGGTAGCTGCAGCTTCTGCATTAGTAGCAAGTAATAATGTAGCTGCAGGAATATCTATTGCAGCATCAGCAGCGGCTACAGCACAAGGACTTTCTAAACTAGGAAAAGGAGGAGGTGGAGGTGGAGGTGGACAGGCACCTACTACAAGTGGAGGAGGTGGAGCACCATCACCACAAATGATGTCAGGATCTTTTGAATTAGGTGCAGGTGTAGAACCAGAACCAGTACAAGCCTTTGTTCTTACAGATGAAATGACTAACAGTCAAAATCAATTAGCTAATATAAGACGAAGAGCTACAATATAACAAATCAAATAAATACTAACTTAATCTATTTAATAATATGCCTTGCAAAGAATGTGAAAACGGAAATGTAAAATGGGGTGAATCTGGCGAATGTCAGTATGACTCAATAGCTGAATGTGAAGCAGCTAACAAAGACTATTACGAAAAAACTACATCTATAGTAGAACTGGTTATTGATGATGACTCACAAGAACTAGCTATTGATGCAATTAGCCTTGTATCTGCACCAGCTATAGAACAAGATTTTGTTTACTTTAAAAAAGAAAAAAACAACTTAACTTTTGCTAAAGTAGATGAAGAAAAGAGAATGTTGGTAAGTCCTGCACTTATACCCAATAAACAGATATTTAGATATGACCCAAACACTGATTCTGAGTACTATGTGTACTTCAGTCCTGAAACTGTAAGAAAAGCATCTGAATTATACTTGAAACATAATAATCATCACAAAACTACATACGAGCATAAAGATAGAATTTCTGGAGTCTTAACTGTTGAGTCTTGGATAAAAGAAGGCGATATGGATAAGTCAAAACTTTACGGATTTGATTTACCAAATGGAACTTGGTTTGTGAAAATGAAAATACAAAATGAAGATCTATGGAATAAAATTAAATCTGGCGAATTAAAAGGATTGTCAATTGAAGGCTACTTTACAGACAAGATGGAAAAGATGTCAGAAAAACAACCTTCAGATGAAGAGATTTTAAAAGCTCTTAATGAAATAATTAACAAATCAAATGAATAAGAGTTTATTCTCTTATATTATAAACCTATTAAACAAAAATTACTATGGACATTAAAGAACAAATTTTAGTAGCACTTGGCTTAAACAAAGCTGAAGATGAAGTAAAATTGGCTTGGCAGTCTAAAAGCGAAGATGGTACAATCTTTGTTTCTACTGCAGAAGAACTTGAGGCTGGAGTTGATATATCAGTTTTAACGGAAGATGGAACTACAATACTTTTACCAACAGGAACTTACAAAACAGATACAGGTGTATCTTTTCGTGTAGAAACTGAAGGTGTAGTATCGGAAGTTATGGAAAGTGAAACAGAAGAGGAGGTGGAAGCTTCTGAAGAGTCTGTTGAATTAGCTCCAGAAGATAAGGATGGTTATGAAGATGAGGCTGATGTTCAAGACTGGGCTGGTATGGAAAAGCGTATTAAAAACTTAGAAGATGCAGTATCTGATCTTAAAAAAGAGATTGGAGAAAAGGGTGATGTTGAAGAAATGACAGAAGAAACTGTTGAGCCTTCTGTAAATCCTAAAAGCATAAAAACAACTGAAGTAAAAGAATTTTCTACAGAAGAGCAATTAGAAAATTTAAAAGCTGAAAACGAAAAACTTAAAACGGAACTAGCAGAATCACCTGCGGATGCTCCAATAAATACAAATAAATTTAGCTCTGACAGAGTAGTATTGTCAAGAAAAGATTACAGCAAACTATCTAAAAGAGAGAGATTCATTTATAACTTAAATAAATAATATTAATCAATAAAAATAAATAAATTATGGCGTTTACTACAACGAGCAACTTTGCAGGAAAAGCAGCTGGATTTTACATCTCAGCGGCACTGAAGGAAGCAACATCATTAGACTACTTAACTATGATAGAAAATATCAAATTTAAGTCTAATATACAAAGAATGGCAGGATCTGGAGTAGTTGCAGATGCTACTTGCGACTTTACTGGAGCAGGAACATTGGCACTTACAGAAAAGGTTTTAGAGCCTAAAAACTTACAAATCAATTTAGATCTTTGCAAGAAAACATTACTAGACTCTTGGGAAGCATTACAAATGAGAGCAGGAGCAGGAGCACCACCTCCAGCTTCTTTTGATGACTATGTTATCTCTTATATGGGTGAGATCATAGCGCAAGCAACAGAAGAAAGCATATGGGAAGGTACAGCTGTAGCTGGTAAATTCAACGGATTCTTAGGAGCTGTAACTGGTTACTTATTAAATGGTGTTGATGGAACAGTTGTTCAATCTTCAGCTTCAGCTGCATATACTGCAGTTAATATTATTGCTAACTTACAGACGTTAACAACTGATATGGCAGCTAACATATCTCCAGTATTAAGAAAAGAGGATCTTCATATTTATATGAATCCAAAAACTTATGCAATGTATGTGTCAGCAATATCTACTTTAGGATATGTTAATGCTTACAATATG